GCTGTTCCAGGATTTAAGTACCGCTTGCAAGATGTCACCATGATTTCAATCGGTGGTGCTGCTGCTGGTGCAACGACCGTTGACGTTCTCGGCACTCGAACCACATCCGTCAAGCTTCTTGCTGTTGCCGTTGCTGCTTTAACGCAGTCAGCAGTTGTTCGAGCAGGTGCAGCGAACGCGACCGTTCTTGCTGACGGTGCTTCGTTCACGACCGTTGACACTAACACCGCCATCACTATCGGTAAGACCGGCAGTGATTTGACCACTTCGACCAACATCGACGTGCTACTTACCTACGTGCTCGAAGCAGCATAGTAGTTGACCCGTTCCCCTCGCAAGCACTACGGGTGAGGTGCTCGCCCACGGTGCTAAGCCCGTAGTGTTTCTTAACAATCAAACAAGCAAAGAGAGAATAAGACAATGCCTTCCCCAAGCACAAGTTTAGCAACCTTACGTCCTGACCTGGCTGATAGCCTGATGGAATTCGACCTGGCAATGGACCAGCGAGGTTACATCTCGAACCGAGTATTTCCGGTTGTAGATGTTCTTTCGCAGGCCGGAGTCTTCGGTAAGATTCCACTGGAACAACTCTTGCAACAGCGAGACACCAAGCGTGCTCCTGGTGCCGGATACAATCGCGGCAAGTTCACCTTCACGACCGGCTCGTACACTTGCGTCGAGTACGGTGCGGAAGAACCTGTCGATGATCGCGAAGCCGAGATGTACGCTGAATACTTCGATGCCGAAGTTATCAGCACCGCTCGTGCCTATAACGCCGTTTTGCGTGCTCAAGAAGAACGCGTCGCAGCGTCGGTGTTTAACACCACAACTTGGAACGGTGCAAGCCTAACGACTGCCATCACTCACGAATGGGACGACGCTACCAACTGCGTCCCGCTTACCGACGTTGAAGCAGCAGTCCAAAAGATTTACGACAACAGTGGTCTTTGGGCTAACGCTTTGATTATCAATCAGAAGGTGTTCCGTAACTTGCGTAACTCCGACCAAGTTGTTGAACGCATTCAATCGGCTGGTGCTGGCGATCCAACCAAGCCTACCGACGTCACGGTTGAGATGTTGGCTCAGGTCTTTGATTTGCCGTTCATCTTGGTTGCTGGTGGCTCCAAGAACAACGCTATCGAAGGCCAGTCGGCTTCTCCGGTTCAGATTTGGTCGGGTGAGTATGCAATGGTCTGCAAGATTGCAACCGGAGCAGACTTCCGAGAGCCTTGCATCGGTCGAACCTTCCATTGGTCGGCTGACGGCAGTGCAATCGGTGGATCGATTGAAAGCTACCGCGAAGAGCAGACAAGAAGCAGCATCATTCGCGTTCGTCACGACGTGGATGAAGTGGTTCTATACGCTGAGGCTGGTCACTTGTTGAGCAACATTACCACCTAATTATGACAAACCGCTTTGCATTGCAGATGGCTAAGACAGGTGCTCTTGGACTGCTACGGCAGTTCGGGGAGTCTGTCACCTATTACCCGCTAGCCGGTAGTTCTCGAAGTGTAACCGCAATGGTTTTACGCGATGAGCTATCGGTTGTGCCGGAACTGGGTGATGTGCAATCTCAATCAATAGTGGTTCGAGTTCTCAACAATTCGACGACTGGGATCTCGTCGACTGAAATTGAGACAGGTGGAGATGAAATAGCGGTCGCATTGAGGCTAGGAGAGACTTCAGTGCGACGTGCTATTGTTCGAGTGCAAGCAGATTCTACAGGGTTCTTAAGGTTGCTCTTGCAATGATTAAATTTGGAGCGGCATTAAAGCAAGCTGATGCCATGCTCAAAAAGCTAGAAGCAACCAGAGATGAATTGAGACTTGCTAAACGTGCTGCAATCAACGCCACAATTAAAGGAATGCGGCTTGATGCAGGACGAATGATTAGAGCAACCATACAAGTTACAAAACCGCCAAGGAGCAAAAAGACACCAAAGAAAATTATTGAATCTCGTATCAAGCTATTCTTCGCGAATCCTCGTGCAATGAGTGACGAGATACCAGGCGGGAAACTGTTAATCAAAGATATCAAGATACCGATTCGATGGTTTGGGCCTAAACAAGTTCCAAAGGTAGTTAAAAAGCCACCAGGTTCAACGAAAAGAAAGACCGGAAAGAAGAAATCGATAACGACCGCAAAAGTTATGAAAGGCGGTTCAAGAATTATCTATCCGAAAGGGTTTGGCCCAAATACTGAAAAGCTTGGCTACACGATTTGGGAAAGGCGAGGAGAACACAGATACCCACTGAAATCATCAGAGGGAGTTAATGTAGCAGAAATAATCAAAAAGATTGGCGGAGAAAAGCAACTCCGCGCAATGGCTCATGTACGACTACGAAAGAACCTCAAACGCAGAATCGACCGGATTAAGTTCGTTAAACCAAGACAAAAGAAATGACCTCAGCGATACTTTCAATACCCGAACGAATTGCACTCGAAATAGTCGAAAGGCTTGAGTTAATCAGCCTCGCGGCTTCGTTCGATTTTGATGTCGTCGATGTCATCCGACCTGACAGAACAGCACGCAATTGGACTCCGAAGAACTTTCGAATCTTGGTTGTTCAGGGTAGTGAAGACCGATTGCCAGAGCTTGACCACGAAGGCAATCCTCCGGCGTGTGCCTATCAAGTTGAATATCAAATAAAGATGTTCCTGCGAGACCTCGACAAAAGCGAAACACCGCACGCAGTTTCGGAGAATCGTGCTGCCGGTAATATCCGCAAAGCAATAACGAATTCATCGGACTGGTACACGTTTCGAGACATTGCACTATTTGCCGAGTTTGGAAGTACCGAACCGTTTATCAGTAATGAAGGCGACCACCAAGGCGTTAGCGTGCCTCTGACAGTTACCTACCGTTCCAGCGAAACCGACCCATTCGAAGTTAGGAGATAATATAGATGCCACTGCTCAAGAGAATACGCACGCTTGCCGCAAAGGTGGAAGCAACGCCAGGTACAGCAGAAGCCTTGACTGCTTCCGAAGGTGTTTTCAATGCTTACGACGTGATGCTCCAGCCGTCGATATCGCTTGAAGACAGGGAAGGCAGCGGCTCATTCAACTACCTTACCGCAATCCCTCAAGGACAATCGGCAACGCTGACTTTCAAAACCGACCTAGCTTGGGATGGCAGTGCAACCGAACCGACTATCTTCTCTGTTCTGATGCCAGGTTGTGGTTGGACGGAAACCACCAACGTCTGGAAGCCACGCAGTGAGGCACCAGGAACCAACGTCAAGACTTTGACAATGGGTGTCTACATTAACGGCGTTCTTAAAACAATTAAAGGCTCAGTGGGTTCTTGGGTAATGACCCTACCGACAGGCCGAATGATTACTATTGAATGGACCTTCACTGGCGTTTACGTCGAGCCTACTGATACGGCAATCATTGCACCAAGCTATCCGACCGACTCACCGCTTCGGTTTGCATCCGCGACCGCTTGCACGTTTAATAGCGTCGCAATGAAGGTCGAGCAGATAACCATTGACGCTGGCAACGAAGTTGTGATGCTCGAAGATGCAACTCAAGCATCTGGTTTCATTCACGGCATTATCACCAACCGTCGTCCGACGATTACCGCAAACCCGGAATCGGTACTGGTTGCAACTCAGAACCGTCATAACATCTGGACGACCTCGACCGCCTACGCTTTACAAATCACGCTAGACGGGCCGAGCACCTCGACGCTTGGCATTACCGCACCGAAGGCACAGATTATCAATATCCAGGAAGGCGATAGAAATCGAATCGTTACCGACGAAATCGAATTTCTTTGCACCAAGAATGGTTCAACTCAAAACGAAGAACTGTATTTCACTTTCACCCCAACCTAAAAGGATAAAAAGTGGGCAACTTTTTAGAACCAGGCGAAGAGTACACACTAGAGGCAAGCTTCGGAAATCTCAAGTGCAAGGCGTTATCGTTTCGGCAGCAGCGGCAGCTTATCAAGCTGATTAAAGAAATGCAGACCAATAACGACCCGCTTCGAGCAATGGACTTAATCGAAGAGGCACTGACGATCGGAATATCGTCTTGGGATAAACCCGAGCCGTTTACCATCGATGCAATGATTGATCTGATGACTTTCCAGGAAGCTACCGACCTTGTGCGACGGATTACCGAAGCGGGAAGGCTATCGGAGTCTGACCAAAAAAAGTAAGAATTGCGGCACTTCTAGCTTGTGGTGAACTATGCAAGGGGTGCGGCAAGGATTGCTTGGACAAGCCAACAACAGATAACGCGATAGAAATAGAAGACGATGCCGACGCGATGACAACTTGGAAGCTTTCGCAGTGTCCGCGCGAATACAGCCGGGAGATAGTCGAGTCGGTCAACGCAGCACAGTTAGCAGAAACGCACTTACCAGTTGCCGGTGGTACGCTCGACCAATCGGCATGGTGGATTGAATTGTGGCTAGCGTTTAAGTCGAACGTAAACCGAATCGAATACGAACGGGCAGAAAGAGAGAAACGCCGTGGCAGACGTTAGCATAGAAGTTAGTGCTCAAGACATGGCAAGCAAGGTGCTTAACGATATTGCCAAGCAAACGCAGGTGATGTCGAAGAGCGTTCAGGATATGTCGCAGAAGGTCACGGTTAGCACGAAGAACATGGGACAATCCCTAGCAAACGTAGGTGCTTCATTAGGGCCAATGAAAGCAAGCATCGGTGGTGCTGCGACAGCGTTCGGTTCACTCACAAAAAGCTTGCTGCCTTTGGTTAGTGTTGCACTGGGACTTAAAGCGGCGTTTGCTGTCTTCGGGTTTGCAAAAGATTCAATCTCTGCTTTCATCGAAGCCGGTTCGCCAGCAGGGAAAGAGCTAGGGCAGTCACTTGAAATTGCATCACTTGCCATTAACAAACTAATGCAGACGGTCGGCGCGGTGCTTGCTCCTGCAATTCAAGTCGGTGCAGAAGTCGTCACGCAATTTGCTTCCGTGTTTACCGCAATCCTCGAACCAGCAATCTCTAGCGGTCAAGGTATGGTCGATAGCCTCCGGCCTAGCTTCGATGCTTTCTTGCAAAATGTCATCGCGGTTATTGCCGGTGCCGAAGTGGCTTTTAGCAATCTTGGTCAAGTCTTCGAACTAGCCAAGCTTTCGCTTGAACTTCGAATCACGAGCATGATTGAGAACGTAAAGTACGCTTTCACGGATGTCATGCCAGCTTATCTAAAATGGTTTGCCGATAACGCTTATAACCTTATCCGAGATGCTGCCGTAGGTGTTGCAACCATCTTGCAGAACCTTGGCACTAACCTCGGTGAATTCGGTGCGGCTGTCTACTCGTGGATCTCTTCGGGTATGCAAGGCGGTGTCGAGGGTCTAATGGGCAAGCTTGGCGAAACCATGATGGTAGGTCTAACCGATGGGTTCGAAGCCAAGACGCAAGCTTTACCTGCGATCGCTGCTAGGGCACTCAGTGCCGAAGAACAGAATCTTGCACTGCAAATAGGAACGATAGGCGGAGACCTCGGTGCACAGTTTAATGAACGCTTCCAGCAGCGTTTAGCCGATATGAAGACGACCGTGAGCCTACCCGAACTAGCACCAGAGGCCAAAGGCGAAGAGACCGCAAAGAAGCTTACTAGCGGACTAAGTGCCGTGGCTGATAGCCAATCACAAATAGCACAGCAGTTATCCGCAACGGAATCAAGACTGCTAACGCGCGGGCCTAGCGAAGGGCCGATGCAGTCAGTCGCGACAGCTAGCCAAAAGACAGCGGAAGCAGCAGAGAAGACACAGCAGTCGAGTGACCGAATGGTTGAACTCTTAGAACAACTTTTAGCACGCAACTTCATCGTGGCGGAGGCAGTCTAATGACCGTGGTAGCCGTCAACGAAATGTGGTCGCGATTCACTAGCGGTGTCTCTCGGCAAGAGAAGAAGAAGTCGAGAACGATTCGTCGTGCTTATCAGGTGGTTCACGGAGTCGATACCGATGCCGGTGACATTGAATCAGCATCCGGGATTCCGAGAATCGGTGACTTCTTTCCAGGTCTGATTTACGTCTACTGCGATTCCATTGAACTATCTCGGGTATCTCCGATAATGTCCGTGGTTGCCGTTAGCTACAAAGGTGAAATCGGGCCGGACGGAGATCAAGATTCACCACTCAACGCACCTCCTGAAATCTCTTGGAGTGATACCGAGACCGACGAGCCAACCGACGAGGATATCGAAGGCAAACCGATTGTGACTGCCAACGGTGAACCTATCGACGGGGTGACGATGAAGATTGCTGATAACATCGTGACGATTAAGCGGAACTTCCTAACCTTCAATCCGTATGTGACCGGGCTTTATCGTCACAGCGTTTCGAGTGATACGTTTCTAGGTTATCCACCGGGCACGGCAAGACTTATTCGCTACAACGCGAAGAACGCTTTTTACAATGACAATCAAAGCTATTGGGAAGTGACAGGTTCAATTCAGTTCCGTCTAGGCATCCGAACCAGCGACGATAAAGCATGGTACAAGCGAGTTCGTCACGAAGGCTTTTACGTTAAGGAAACCGACCCTTTCAATTCATCGCAGATTGTCGTTCAGGCCCGCGACGGAAACGGCAAGCCGGTGACTCGTCCGGTGCTCCTCAAAGCAGACGGAACCCGCGAAACCAATCCCGATAATGCACACTGGTTAGAGTTCCAGGTTTACAGGTCACTTCCTTACAATTCACTAGGGCTAACATAATGGCAGATTTATCGATTACAGCGGCAAACGTCAAGGCAGGCTCCTCGGCAACTCGGGTGCAACTCGTGCAAGCAGGCGAGACAATAACCCAAGGGCAACCGACCTACTTAGCTTCGGATGGGAAATACTACCAGACGGACGCAAACGACACAGCGGTGAAGGCACAAGCTAAAGGCATCGCGGTGACACCAGCATCGACGGACGGGTACTTCCTTCTCGGTGTCGATGGACTGCTTAACCTCGGTGCAACGCTTGCCGTTGGTCAAGTTTATGTCTGCTCTGCCACAAAAGGCGGTATTGCACCCTATGCCGACTTAACGACT